GACGCACGTTGGCTCGGAGAGAGAAACAGAGACTTCTATAGCAAGGTAATTGTCGAAGCTAACCGCATCGCAATTCGTAACCGCCGTGGTAGTGCTAATTTCATTATCGCTACACCTCGCGTTTGCGCTATCCTTGAGATGCTCCCTGAATTCCAGTGGATGCCAGTAAATGGCAACGTCAACACACAACCAACAGGCATCGCCAAAGTTGGTACATTGGGTGGACGTTTCACCATTTACCGCGACACTCGTACAGATGCTCAGTATCTCGCAGGTCAAAGACAAAATCCTCTGGAGTATGCCCTGTTAGGCTACAAAGGAACAGAGTACTACGATACAGGTATCGTATACTGTCCATATATCCCTGTGATGATTCAACGTACAGTTGGTCCAAACGACTTCTCACCTCGCGTAGGTCTCATGACCCGTTACGGGGTTGTAGATTACATCTTTGGTGCCTCACTGTACTATCACGTAATCATCGTCAAGGGTCTGGGCGAAGCCTTTGCTCAACAGCAAACATCACTCTATCTGTAAGATATTGTACAGACCAATCACTTTACCCATCCTCGAAAGGGGATGGGTAAATTTTTTTTAATCTTCTTTTACAAAATCACCCTGAATAACATCGAACTTTTCTTTCTTACCACTCTTCCCACCCTCTAAAAATTTGTTCATTATTTCATCTCTAGTTGCTATAAGAATATTATTCGTTTGTGGACCTGTACCTAACATTTTATTCCCACTTGCCTCTACTTTGGCTACTTCCAAATTATTTTTATGTTGTTTTGTTTGTAGATTTATTTTATTTAAGTTATCAATGGCTTTTGTAGTTGCACTTATAAGTTGAGCAAGTGCGGAAATTTCCCTTGGATCCTGACCAGATGTTACCAAGTCTTTTAAATTGTTGACGGTTTGTAAACCAACCTCGATTACTTCAGCAGTTTTTTTGTAAACATAATCACTTACATTATCATCATTCAATTCTTCAATTTCTTTCTGTTTGGATTCTGATATTTGTTTCGGAACAGCATCACTTTTTAGTTGATCTATGATATTATCTATCTCTTCGGAAGAGTCCATATTGTTCTAATATTTAGTTGATTAATCTTTCTTTTCCAGTATAATATATAAAATCCTATGTTTCAAGTTCCGAAAATCAAATTTAAAAAACTTGTTGATGATGCCGAACTTCCTTATAGAAAATCAGTAAGCGATGCAGGTTATATTTTAAAATCAATTGATACTAAAATACTTCCTGAAAAAGAATATACTACTATCAGTACAGGACTGAAAGTTGAAGATTTTGTAAAAGGTGTTTGGGGTATAATTTTACCATTTGAAGATCTTTTGGAAGAGCGTAAAATACAAGCTGTTACGTATGTTTTAGAAAATAACTTTAGAGATGAATTAAAAATTACTCTTTACAATGCATCTGATGATGGCTATTATATAGAGTCTGGGCAAGATATAGCAAAACTAGTATTCATGCCTCTTTTAACAATTGAACCAGAATTTAATAATGAGTAACCATTACAGCAATCTTTGGGTAGAAAAATACAGACCAAAGACTTTAGACGATATAATTTTAGATCCTTCTATCAAAAGTCACTTTGAAAATATAGGAGATGATGTACCCAATTTACTTTTTTATGGTTCTGCGGGAACAGGAAAAAGCACATTAGCAAAAATTCTTGTCAATGATATATTAAAATGTCAGTATTTGTACATCAATGCATCTGACGAAAATGGCATTGATACAATAAGAAACAAAGTCATAAATTTTGCACAAACTCGCTCAATCGATAGCAAAAAAAAAGTAATAATTCTTGAAGAATCTGATGGATTGACCGGAGAATCTCTTCGTATTCTTAGAAATGTAATGGAAGAATATGTAGATACCACTCGATTTATATTGACAGCAAATTATTTAAATAAAATTATAGAACCTATTCGTTCTCGATGTGTTTTATTTAAATTTCAACCTACTATCAAAGGATGTGCAGATAGATGTGTAGAAATTCTTAAAAAAGAAGGAATTATTATAAATGATCCAGACAAATCTGTCAAATTTGCCAAATTTTTAAATGAAAGATACCCAGATTTAAGAAGAATTATAAATGATCTTCAGAGATTTTCAGTTGGAGGTGTGTTTGTTTTTCCTTCGGAAAATGATGTAACAAATCTATCAGACTACATTATATATTCTTTGATAAATGGAGATTCTTCTTTAGAAATAAGAAAAACAATTATAGAATCGGAAAAATCTTTTGATAGTGACTATTCTCAACTTTTAAAAAACATGTTTGAATATGTATATTCTTCAAATAATTTGGACGAAAAAAATAAAAAGAATTTTATGATCAATATAGGAGAATATCTTTATAGAGATAGTTTTGTTCTAGATCATGAAATCAACTTCTATTGTTGTATTTTAGCAATAGAATCTTCTTTAAAGGTTAAACCTTAAGCTTTTTAGGGCTATTTTTCTTTGATTTTGCAGGTCCAGTAAAATATTTTTTGGCAATTGCTGGAGAAGCAGGAATTGCTGTTTGTGCAGTAGGGAGTTTATTGTCTTCTGGTTGGTTCCCCAATGCTTTGAACTGATCAGGATCAGCAGGTACTGGTTTACTTTGAGAATAGTCTTGATAATGTTCGTATTTATTAGGAACACCTTGAACAGGAGGAAGATTGATACCAAAATCAAGAACTTCTATGAGTTTATAGTCACCGGGTACGGTAAATTCATTATATTCCGTTGGAGCTTGAAGACTACGAGGGTCCATTTTTAATGTAAGGTATACATGACAAGAGCCAGCAAGATCGTTTGGATCTCTTGGAGAGAGTTCGTTACTGGTTCCGTCTATTTGATGAATAAAAAAGAATAAATTTGGATTTTGTTCAATCATCCCTCTTAACCATCCATCAAATCCCGAATCTTGTTGATATCTTGATTTGTAATAGTCACAATTAAAAAATTCAGGACGAAGCCTTACTGGTGTATTTGTGCGAAAACCACCATTTGAATGATGGCTAAATGCCTTTTCACACAAAGTTTCAAATTTATCAAACTTTTTGTTCATATATATAGGGTTTTTATCATAAATATTTACCATACATGGCTGCTATTTATATAGATAATCTTATAAAACCAAGAGAGGTAAACTCTCCTTATAATTACCCTTCAAAGGAAACAAATCCAAATAAACCGATTTATACTGATTTGCATTTGGATTTGGTATTTGAAAAAAACGTAGGAAACGGACTTAATCCTGTAGAAGGGAATGATATTGTTGGGGACTACGATATAAATGCAATTAAAAATTCTTTATACAATATTTTTACAACCAGAAAAGGCCAGAAGCTTTTAACTCCTACTTTTGGGGGATCTTTGGATCAATATCTTTTTGAAAATATAACTGATGTAAAGGGTAAAATATTGGGAGATACTATATTAAAATCTGTTACAGATTTTGAACCTAGAGTCGAAGTTGTAAAAGTTCAAGTTATGCCTATGCCAGATGAAAATCAATATTATGTGATTTTTATATACAGGATATTAAATATTGGTAAGGTAGATAAGTTTGAAATCAATTTCAAATCAAATGATATTAAAATAATATGAATGATACAGTTCCATTTAATAAAAATTCTTACGTAGTTTTTGATGGCGTAAGTGTAAGAGATCTTATTATAAACAGATTAAACCAAGGTCAGGTTTTTACAGATCAAAATTACCAAGGCTCCAATTTATCAGCATTCATTGATATAATAAGCTATACCTTTACAACCTTGCTTTATTATTTAAACAAAACTTCGTCAGAAAGTATGTTTTCAGAAGCTCAAATTTATGAAAACATGAACAGAATTGTTAAAGTTTTGAATTATAAACCAATAGGAAGATTGGGTCAAAATGTTCCTTTTGGAATGAGTGCAAATTCTTCCATTCCAAAAGGAAATTATTTTATTCCTAGATATAGTTATTTGAATGTGGGTGGAACCCAATTTTCATTGAATCAAGATTTAGTTTTTTCAAAATTGACTAATGGAAATTCTGAAATAGCAGATGTGAATAACAATTATTTGTTATATCAAGGTCTATTCCAAGAATATCCACTATATAGTGCTGCTGGAATAGAAAATGAAGTAATATACCTTGCACTTGGAGATGAAATAAAAATAGATCACTTCAATATATTTGTTTATGTTAAACCAAAAAATTCCGATACGTGGCAGCAATGGACAAATGTATCTGATTTGTTTTTATACTCAAGTACTGAAAATGTGTATTCGACAAGATTTAATGAAAATTTAAGATATGAAATACAATTTGGAGATGATGTAAATGGCAGAAAATTAAACGAAGGAGATCAAGTTGCTATATACTATCTTCAAATCGATAGTGATGTAAATGGACTTGCTCCAAATGCTTTAAATGGTTCCAAATTTATTCCATTCAATACAACTAGGTACAATCAAATTTTAAAAGATACGAGCTTTAACTTTGATGAAAAATTAACAGCCGATCAATTGAATAACATATATCCAACTAATGAATATCCCTCCAATTCGTATTCTGATTACGAATCTGTTGAAAGTATAAGATCAAACGCACCTTCTAATTTTAGATCTCAATATCGATTGGTAACTTCAAACGATTATGAATCTTTTGTAAAAACAAATTATTATAATATAATTTCTGATACAAAGGTCGTAAGTAATGATGAATATCTGAGAGGACATTTAAAATATTTGTACAACATAGGGCTTAATGAACCTCAGTTGCAAAATCAAATTTTATTCAATCAAATAAAATTTGCGAATAGTTGTAATTTTAATAATTTATATGTTTATACAGTCCCTAAAAATGAAACACAAGATTATTTGTCTCCTCCTCAAAAAGAATTAATTTTAAATGGACTTTCTCAAAACAAAACAATTACATCAAAAATAGTAATATCTGATCCTGTTTATATGATGTTTGATTTTTATATAAAATCTCCCATATCTGATCCGACTCCAAACGATGTATATTTAAATAAATTAAGAATAATAAAAGATAAAAACAGTAAAAGAGCTTCTTCTTCTATATTAGCCGATGTTAAAAATTTATTTACAAGTATGTTTAATCACAAAGTATCAAAACTTGGACAAATTATAGATTTGTATCAAATAACTTCTGACATTTTAAGCATAGATGGTGTGGAAAATGTGCAAACATATAGATCTGATACAAATACAACAGAAAATGGAATATCTATTTTAATGTGGAACGATTTATATCCATATCAAGATTCTCAAGTATATTCTCAAAATATTACTTTAGAATATTTCCAGTATCCTGTATTTAATAATATAAACAATATTGTTTCTAGAATAGAAGTAGTAGAACAAAACGGTTATATAAAAGCCGTTGAATTTTAAAGAAAATGGCACAACCTTTTATACCTTCAAAGCAATCGTTTGAACTGACACTAGGCGAATATTTTAGCGATATCATAGACTATAGTGGATCAGGTCCTTTTATATGGACAGCTTATGGTTTGCCAGAAGGACTTTCTATAAATGTCGAAAGTGGTTATATAGAAGGAATTCCAACAGAAAATGGAAATATATCTTCTTATATACTTTTACAAAATTCAGAAGGAACATATGCCAGTGTAATATCATTTTCGACAAAATCCTCTCCAGATACACAATTAAATTTTTCAATAGCACCTTCTCAAGGATATGCCAGATCTACTATATATCAATTTACAACAAACATAAATAAAACTTTATCAGCATATTCTTTATTATGGAATTTTGGAGATGGTAGTATAAGCAACGAGTTAAATCCAAAACATATATATTCTATGCCGGGAAACTACACCGTCTCTCTTTATGCATATGTTTCTTCGAGTGTAATATCACTTTCTTCAACAGTTGATGTTCGTCTATTATTGAATGAGTCCATTTATTTTGACATAGTTCCTCCCCCTTCACTTGCTGGTCATTATAATAGATATCCGTTTAGAGTAAATTTTACTTCTTCAAAAGAAGGCCCTCATTATATAGATTTGGCTGCACAGTTTTCCAGATCGTATGAAAATCAAAATCCGAGAAATAAATGGTCTTTTTTAAGACCGGAATGGAGGTTTCTAGATTTAAGTGGAAATATCATAGACCACATACAACCAGAAGAAACCAAAATATATTGCGATTCTTTAGGAAAAATTAATTATGAAGGAAAGGGTTTTGTTGCAGGTGTTAGCGGAAGTGCAGAATTTTATTTTATAGATGATATCTATAATTTTGATTTGGTTACTTCAAAGAATCCATACACTACTATAATAGCTACTTTAAGAACAAGTGGAATAAGAGCTTTTAATGATGGATTCAACACAGACTACGAATTACCAAGCTATGCCAATAGTTTAGCTACTGTTTCTTGTCCATATATGGTCACATATAGAGTTCCTAATTATTTAAGAATAACAGAAAATGGAATAAGAGATTATATAAATCCCAGATGGCAAGAAGCCCCCCAACCAATATTGGCAAATATAAAATACAAAGACCCGTATCCTGAACCTTTTTATTGGTATGATGCAACCAATGAAGTAAAATTATATGATGAAGAAATTTCATTTTGTCATTGTGTTCCTTTAAGTTCTTATATTTCTTTGAATTTAGGAACAACTGGAATAAGTTCTAAATTTTTACCAGAACCCGTTCAAATTAATTGGATAGATGAAACTGAATATAAAACACCCGGCTACTACAAAGGAACCTTTTACACCGATACTGTTTCTTGTCTTAATGCTGCCATAACAGGATCTATTGTTTTTCAAATTCCTCCACTTTCTGCACAATTTTATAATCCCATACTTTGGTTATCAAATCCAGAAGCAGGATTGATGTGTACTGCACAATATATTTATAACGAATCATTATCGGCTGTTGTAACAACTCCTAATATGAACATAGCAGTAGTTAATAATTTTGACATGCCTTTAATAAATGAAGTTGATTTCCAAAAAGATCCTATGGCTCTTTCAGGAATCCATGGAATTTATAGCATAGCTGCTATGCAACATCCTCAATATCATGCATGGGCATGTGATTCAGAATTGAATTATTTATATAGAATAGATACAAGAGGTGTTATTTTATGTTCTATAGATATCAATAAGATAGTTGAAGATAATAAATTGGGGTTTCTATCACCAAGTCAAGTTTCTCCTGTATCTATAGTTTTGGATAGTAAACAAAACATATGGATGACTCTTTATGATACAATTTCTACTTTAAAATTCGATAGATGGGGTAACTTTTTATTTGCAACAACTCCATTGTCCAGCACTGGTTACGTGTTTCCTCCTGCTCCAAATATAGATCCTGTTTGGTATACCCAAAATAGTTATTATGATTATGAAGAGACATCTCCTTATGATTGGAATGCATTGAATGATGTAGATTTAAATTTTCTAGAACCTACAGGATTAGATTCTGATACTAAAGATAACGTATGGGTTACTTATTCTTATTTTGCCAGTGGTTATTTGATAAAATATGATTCTGAGGGAGGAATGATATACTCCTATACATATCCTGTTTGTTCTTGTCCTCAACAAATAGTTGTAGATAAAGATGATAATGTATGGGTTGCACTGTCAAATAATATTTGGTCTAGTAGAGAATGTACTTTGGAAAAAAGATCTTCTTCCGGTATTTTGTTAAGTTCTATATCTTTCATAAGAGGATTGAATTATTTGACTTTGGATAATGAACAAAATCCTTGGTTTACATTTAGTTATAGTTGGGTTGGATCGATTGATGTAAAAACTGGAAATGTTTTTGTAACAAATCTTTCTGGTACTGGATATACAACAAATGCAGCCAATTGGTTTGATCCTAACGACAATACTGACGAAACTGCTCTAGAAGGTATTGGATGTGATTTGATGGGAAGAATTTATGTTATAAATTCCATAGAAAATCAAGTATATGTTTTAGATTCTTATAGCAAACAGTTTTTAAATAAATTTTATATAAATCCTCAAGGATTTACTTTTTATCTTGAAGATCAAGCAGCACCAACTGTGATGTCTGCTTCTCTTTGGAACAAATCTTTGCAAGCATCTGGGGATTGGACAGGATTAAGATGGATGAACAAATACTATCCTAGTCTTTCATTTCCTTATTATTCAAATACCACTGAAACTTTAGAATTGACTGGAATATCTAGATTTTTGAATTTTTTAAAACACGAAGATTATGATATTTTTAAGAAAAATGAAGGTTTTGATTTGGCAGAAGTCATGGAATCTTATGCCTTTATTCCAAAACTTAATGAAAGCACGTTTTTATTCAAAAATTTTCTAGGAAGTATATATGGAAAATATCCATATAAACATGATGATTTGGGAGTTTTATCTTATGAAAAAATATCAAACTTTGTTTCAAATAATTCTGATGTAGATTATTGTGATATAGACAGTTTATATGATATTTCTGAAAAACTTGGAATAAGCAGTGAGGATTTTAGACTTAAATTTCCTTCTGCGATCAAAAGGCTTGTTGATTATGCAAGTATAAACCAATCTAAATTATTTGGTGCCAGATCTTTGCAACAAGATTATTTTAACAGACCAAATAGTGATGGATTATTAAATAGAGGAAACTTGATACAATCATTAAATTACACAGTGACTGCGGGAACTCCTTTGGTATTAAAGGATAGAGCTTTGAACAAATATAGATTAATACCTACAGGAGAATTGAATGATCAAACAAATTACACATTACAAAATCTTGCCACTTCAATTGGATTGACTGATAATAATTGGCCTTCTTACTATGAATTTTATGAATTTTTACCAAAATACAACTATAAACAATTAGAAGGAATTATAGATTGGGAAAATCCCCAAACTACTTTAAATGAAAATCTTTCTACTTCCAGTTATTGGTTTGGTCCAGAGGGATTTTTGGATATAGAATTTTCCTACGAATTGTATAAAGGATTGGGATTTATTTAATATTTTACCAAAGAAAGAAGATAATTTGAACTGTTTATTCGACTTACAATTTCTTCTACGGTATTATTCAGCCCTGATTTTACTTGACTTGTATAATTTTTGAATTCTAAACAGGTCAAAACATTGGTTATTTCTGAAACTACTCTGTAATATATTTCAATTGTATTTCGATTTTCATCTCTGAATTGTGAAAGATTGTCCAAATCTAAATTTATTACTGTAGGATTTATTTTTGGAAAATTTGCTTTTTCTAATCTGGCTGTTCCTATTATTTCTTCTTGTAATTTATCAAAAAGTTCTTCCAAATCTTCGTATAATTTTCCAAGAATTTTATGTACATCGTAATTTAAAGTATACCAATGTAGCATTTTTATTATTGAATTTATTTTTAATAAAAAAATTCCAAACTCTCTTGTTGTATCCAAAGAATTTGCAACAGACTGTGTTATTATTCGTATATCCATTTTAATTTTTTTGATGAATTTCTACTTTTATTATAAAATCTCCTACGTAATTTTCTCCACTACTAATTAGTGTATATTTATCCTTTTCGGGTAAAAAGTTATTTTCATCTATTTCATCATTTTCGTTTTTTACTTCATCTTTAAATGCCGAGAATTCTTTTTCATCTTTTGATATTTTAACTTTATATCCTGCTTCGACCAAATCATCTGTTAAATTTTTAAATAAAACTTCTTCATTTTTAAAATACAATTTCCAAAAAGGTATTGGAAATAATATATTTAATGCTTGTATTCTTTGAGAACATGTTTTACAAGGTTCATCATATCCTGTAATGAAATGAACAAACCATCCAATAGGTTTGCTATGTAAAATACATGCTATAAAATCTCCCAAACCACGGGCATATCTTATTTTTAATTGTGGGTTTTTTTTATTCATCGAAAACTTGTTTAAATTTTTTTGTTTCATCCTTTGATATTAATTTATAGTAATTTTTATAATAATTAATTCTATTGTTCATTTTTTCTACTGCATTTAGAATATAATCTGACATATCCATAAATTCATAGTTTTGTAAATTTTCATCATTTTCAATGACTTTTCTTAATTGTTTTATTATATTAATCATTTGTATTTGTAATGGATAGTTTTTATTAATAAAATCAAAAAATTCTCTTTCCAGTTCAATTTCTTCTATGGGATATCCGATATCAATTGGAACCATTCTTCCTGTATCATAATCTCCTTCCCATTTCCAAGTTAAAATATCTGATTTTTCTTCAGGAAGTTTTATTTTTAAAATTTCTGAATTTTCTGGAATTTCTGGACTGTATCCTACAAATTCTTTATTTTTATTAAATAGTGCAAACATTTTACCAATCAATAGACAGGACCAGTGGGTCTTTCAAATTTTCCTCTTATATCTCCATATGGTTTTTTCTCTATAACATCTGTAGTAAGTTCTTTTATAAAGGATCTGCCCTTGATGGAATATCCTGCCATTCCTCCTAAAGGTGGAAGTAAATTCCCTTTTTTATCTTTTCCTCCTGTATTAGAACCATTAAGACCAAGTTCTCCCCCTCTTCCACCGTTTATGGAACCTTTTGTAGAGCTTTTTCCACCATCACCGGGTGTTGTTCGACTTCCATCTATTCCTGAATTTCCGTTCTTATCTTGTGACCTCCAAGCCTTTCCTCCGAGTCCTGCGATACCCCCAATAAAACCTGCTCCACCTCCACCTCCATTATAGCCATTATTATCTCCAACTCCTGTAGCGACTCCTGCTCCTGCTCCTCCACCACCACCTCCAGAAATTAAACCATTATTTGATATTTTTGCATAAAATTCCAATACAATAGCATCTCCACCATTTTTTCCGTCTGTAGTAGTAGAAGAATATATACTATGTCCTTCTTGTCCATTTCCTCCCGCTCCTCCACATCCCAAAATTTTTCCATTATTTATAATTTTAACTGTATCGCCAGTAGTAAATCTTGATACAAGTAATGCAGGACTATTTGCACTTTTACTTCCAAGGTAAGCATCAGAGTTTATTGTAAGAGTGATATCGGAGTATCCGGGTATATACAAACCGCTTCTGACAGTTTTATAAAATAAATCTAAATTAAAAACTTCTCCATCAACAGTAAGATTAATTATAGATCTTCCGCTAACACCACTATTTGGATATATTCTATCATTGTTTATTTGATTTGTAGAAGGTTGATCTGTAATATTTTGAGTTCCGGTTGTTATAGAAATTAATTTCCAATCATTTTTATTTTTTACAAATTCAAAAATTTTTCCATTGGCAAGATGGACATCTTTTCTTAACATTGTAACATACATGGATCTAACACTATAAGAAAATTCTGGACTAGTAGATGAAGTTACCAAATCGTTTGGATCTTTTGGATTTACAGGAGTATTATATAAGAAAAATATCAAGTTTAATTTCGTATCATTTAAAAAATCTTTGGCAGGATAATTTTTATTTATAAAAATTTTACCCAAAGATAATAATTTTTCATCTAAAGAATTTATAGTAGGACAAGAAATTGCCAAATCGTTTAATATTGATATGTTTAAAGGATAATGAATTGATATTTCGTGTTTATCCCAATAAGAACTTAATAAATTAACAGTAGCTGTTGTTATGTTATATTTGTAAGGATCGTAAAATAAATTATAAGCTTCTGTAAATTTTTGTGCATTTAATGAGAAATCTTGAAAAATTTGATAAAAATTATTGTTAACAACAAAATATTGACTAGACAAATTGCAAATATTGGTATCCAAAGAAATTAGATTAAAATTATGTTTTCCTGTGGAATCTCCGACACAATCTTCTCTGTATATTTCTTGTATTAATTTTTCAACTTTCATTTTATACTAAAAATTTATCAAATTTCCATTCACAATTTACTATTCTAAATACCAATCCTTTTATTTTATCAAGTTCATTTCTATCTTCAAAACTCATGTCTATAATTGCTGAAATGCTTCCATATGCATTTTTTGGTTTTGTAAGATTGGTTGAAGAACCATAAGGAGGACTGTTATAAAAACAAGTAAGATCCTTTTCTTCAACCCAGTTTGAACAACCTGAACATGAAAAATTTCCATTTTCACAGTAAACATAGCCACTATAACATTGAGAACATTTTACAGATATCTTTTTGTCTTTTGTACTACAAAGGGTTCTATCTGTTATTGTTCTGTTTTCTTTTATTGAAGTTCCATATTCCCAAGTATGCAAATAAACTATTAAAGTTTGATTTTCTACATAGTTTGGTTTTTGATTCAAATCTACTCCAGATAAATTTAAAGGTAAATTTATTCCATTTGGTAAATCAACAAAAACAGAATCATCTAAAGAAGGTGCTGTATATTTTTGCGCTGAATTTACACTGTAATTTTTTGAAACAACACCATATGGTTGTCCCGGACCGCACTGATATCTATCATCTATTTTATCACCATCTCTATCTAAGAATACTTTTGTTACTTTAGCATTTGGATTTGCTAATACATAACCATAATCATATTGACTAGGATTTATTGGAGGACATTGATATGTTTCTATATCACAAGATTTGCAAAAAGCCGATAAAGCAACATTGTCTGTTTTTTTAAAATAAGGTGGAAAGTATACAGTAACCCATTTCAATAAAC